ATTTGGTGGGTGATCACCACGGCCGGTGATGATCCGGACCGGGTTTCAATCGGGTGGGAGATCCACGATTATGCAATGGAGCTGCTGGCTGGTGAAAAAGTTGATCCTACCTGGTATGTGGCCGTTTTCAATTACGAAGGTGATGACATTTACAACGAGGCGAACTGGTATCTGGCAAACCCAAGCCTAGGCCACATTATCGACATCAGTAAATTCAGAGAAGCTGCAGTTAAAGCAAAAAACAAACCTGCTGATGAACGCCTCTTCAGATGGCTGCGCCTCAACCAGTGGATTACCACCAAATTAACAACCTGGCTGCCATTAGATCTATTCGATCAGACGGTGGGTAAATGGTCCAGGCATGACCTGGCAGGTAGGGATTGTTACCTCGGGATGGACCTGAGCTCAACGACCGACTTAACTACATTGTGCGGTGTATTTCCTCCTCAAGGAGATCAACTCGACTGGCGGGTGATCTGGGATCCATTTATCCCAAAAGAAAACATGGAAGACCGGGTTAGGAATGACCACGTTCCATATGACCAGTGGCTGAAGAACGACAAAATCACTGCCACAGAAGGCAATGTGGTGGATTATACCGAAGTCAAAAAACGAATCTTGATTTGGAAGGACCTCTATCGAGTTAAGGAAGTCCCCTTGGACCGTACGTTTGCAGCCATGTTGATCCAGGAATTAGAGAAGGAAGATCTCACTTGCGTTGATGTCCCAGGTACTTTTGCTGCGATGACAGGTCCTATAAACCTGGTGGAGCAGTTATTGAAGAACGGGAGCATGACTCACGAAGACCACCCGGTTGCTAAGTGGTGTTTTGGAAATGCGAGTGTGGCCAAAAACGGGAATGAGCAGATCAAGTTTGTGAAAGAACACAAAGGTAAATCTGTGGTCCGTACTAAACGAATTGATACCACAGTGGCGTGGGCAATTGCAGTGGCGAGGGCTCAGTTTTATACAGGCACTGTGGATCTCAGCGCAAAAATATTAAGCCCGGAATGGGGCATGTGATGAAGAGATATCTTGATGATGTCTTGATCCTGTTGGGATGCGCTCTCATCCTGGTGGGCGTTTGGAAGATAAACCAAGTCGCTACATGGTTTGTAGGCGGTGGAATGCTGATTGTTTTTGGAATCATTCTAGCGATTAGCCGGAGAGGACAATGATCATAGGAAAAGCTATTAAAAATATGGTAACCCCGACCTGGACTCAACCCGAGCTCATGTCAGGCGGAATATCTTTAACTCTTTCCGGGCAGACTGTATCTGCAAAAACAGCGTTAAAAATTGCCACCTATTACCGTTGCTTAAACACAATAACGGATGATCTGAGCATGGTGCCCCTGCAGCTATACACCAAGAAAAGCGATAAAGACATCCGACGAATTATGCCAGACCCTTTTTTCTGGAATATGCCCTATTCAGTTTCACTCAATGCCAATCCTTTTCAGGAATCATTCAAAGTATTTAAAAAATTCTGGCTCTCAGTTCTGGTTACAGGCAATGGTTATTTGTGGACTCCGGCCGGAACACATTATTTATATGCTTTGAATCCTTATTTAACGCATGCTGAAATACGGGAAGACGGAAGCCTTTGGTACTACACAATGTTGAGCAATGGAAAAAACCAACCCATTCCTGCAGTCGAAATCTTACATCACATGATCAATCCAAAAAACGACGTTGAAGGCTCTGGGATTTTGGAACACGCTAGAGAGACGGTCGGAACCAGGCAAGCGGGCAATGCTACAAAATCTTCAATGTTCAAACGGGGATTGATGCCTTCGGCTGTTGCTGAATTCGATGGGGAAATGAATAAAGAAGCCAGGCAGAAAATCCGCGATTCTTATTGGGAAGCTGTGAGTGGTGCCGATCAGGCTGGCGGGGTGGTTGTGTTGGACGGCAAGGTTAAGAAGTTTACCCTGGCAGAGATCAAACCAGCTGATGCCCAATTCCTTGAATCATTGGAAGGAACCGATGCTGAGATAGCGAATTTCTATGCTTTCCCGCTTTACAAACTCAACCAGGGAAAGCAATCGTATGAATCCAATGAGCAACAGGATCAGGATTATATGCGGTCGACCCTTGATTCCTACCTGGTGCCGATGGAACAGGAATCATCAAATAAATGGATTCCCAGGCGAGAACAGGTTTCGAATTACTGGAAATATAACCGGGATGCTTTCCTGCGGATGAACTCCAAGGCAAGGGCAACTTATTTGAAGGACAAGATTCATTCAGCGCAATATACACCCAATATGGCGTTAGCAATTGACGACCTTCCGGGTTATGTGGGCGGGGACGTGCATTTTATCGCTTCCAACATGGCAGTGATCAAGGAAGATGGATCGATTGAAGCAATCAGCAAACCAGATACCAAAGATAACGGTAACCAAGAAGAAGGGAGCTAAGTATGGCCTATAAACCAATCCGGTGTTTTGAAGGAAATGCGAAACCCCAGGAGCGATTCTGGCGTCTGGTAAACGCTGAACAAAGCCAAAGCGGGGAGCCAGAGATCGAACTCTATGGAGCAATTTCTGAATTCTCGTGGTTTGAGGATGATGTTACTCCGAAGATGTTCAAGGATGATCTCTATTCCATCGGTAAAGATGGACCGGTAACCGTCAGGGTGAACTCCGGGGGCGGAGATGTAATCGCTGCCAGTTTGATGCGGTCGATCATACGGGATTATCCAGGTAACGTAACAATGCGGGTGGATGGAGTGGCAGCGAGTGCGGCAGTGATCATAGTGCTGGCAGGCGACAAGATCCAAATCCAGGACAGCGCCTACATGATGATCCATGACCCAGGGTTTGCTGTGATGTTCGCTTACCTCGATCTTCCAACCCTGGAAAGCTGGGTTGCCGAACTCAAGACAGTTAAGCAAGGCATTGCAGACACTTATGCTTCCAAGACTGGCATCTCTGTGGAACGCATCAACAAAATGATGAATGAAACCACCTGGATGAGCGCTAACGAAGCAGTGAAACTTGGTTTTGCTGATGAAGTGCTGAGTGCGGGGAGGGATGCCAACGGTGCAAGTGAATCACAAACCGCTAATGCCTCGATGCTGAAAAACTATATGAATGTTCCGGTCGCGCTGCTGAACCTACAGATCAGCGAACCGGTTCAGAAAAATGTCGCTGATGAACTGTCCGAAGAGGAACAGAGCTTCGTCGACGAAATCCAACTCAATCTTTAGAAGGAGACGAAAAAATGGCTTTTGATTTGAAACCCTATTTAGATGCAGTCAACGCTGCCGAAACCGCGAAGAACGACAAGGTATCGGAGGTTGACGAGCTGTTCAAAGCTGGAAAGCGGGAAGAGGCAATGGCAATGCGCCCCGAAGTTGAACAACTCAAAGCTGAATTGCAGAAAGCAAATCAGCTATACGTCACCATGCGCGATTCTGCCGCGAATGGAAATAACCACGGTTCACCGGCTCCGGCTGGCGCGCAGGTTATTAACGCTGATCAAGAAGACCTCACAATCGGAATGTCAGCGAAAGAGATCCAGAATTACAGCCTGATTCGCTTGATCAACGCAGTGGCTGAATCTCGGTCAAATCCGCGGGCGATGGATAAAGCAGGTCTTGAGCTGGAAGCCTCGGCTGCGATGGCCCAGAAATTGGGGCGGAATCCGCAAGGTGTTTTTGTGCCCTGGGATATTCAAATCGCTCCGGTGGCCGTTCGCGGTGGAGCGCTGCGCGCCCGCAATGACCAGAATATCGGCACCCCGGACGAAGGCGGATATCTGAAACAAACACAGCTTCTCAGTGGGTCGTTCATTGATATCCTGCGCAACAAAATGATTACCCGCCAGGCAGGAGCCACAGTTATGACCGGTTTGGTCGGGGATATTGATATTCCCAAGAAGACCGCTGGAGCTTCATATTACTGGATCGGCGAGGGAACTTCTCCGACTAAAAGCACTTTAAAGTTTGGTCAGGTGGAAGGCAGGCCGCGGACTATCGGTGCGTATCTGCAACTCACACGCCGGTTCCTAAAACAAACTTCCATCGATGCTGAAATGATGGCACGGGAAGATCTGGCTAGCTCTCTTGCCCTGGGCGTTGATGAAGCCGGTTTGCATGGTCTAGGAGCAGCAAATCAACCCCTGGGCGTGCAGCATATGACAGGGATTGGTTCTGTGGCTGGTGGAACTGATGGAGCTGTACCCGACTGGGGCGATATCGTTGACCTTGAGACTGAGGTCTCCATCGATAACGCTGATGCTGGTAGCCTGGCTTACATCACCAACACCAAGATCCGAGGTGTTCTCAAGAAAACCTCGAAGGTCTCGGGTCAGAACGGTTTCATCTGGGAAGATGGAGAGCTGAACGGTTATCCCGCCTTTGCAACCAACCAGGTGAAATCAAACTTGGTAAAAGGGAATTCGGGTGCCGTCTGTTCAGCCATTTTCTTTGGAAACTGGTCTGACCTGGTTTACCTATTCTGGTCAGGGCTCGATCTGATCATCGATCCCTATACCAATTCAACGTCCGGGGATGTTCTCGTAACAGGTTTGCAGGATGTCGATGTAATCGGTCGACGCGTGCAATCCTTCTCGGCAATGTTGGATGCAAAGGTTTCTTAATCCATCTTGAATGAATTTGTGAGGTCCCTGTTCTGTTAAGCAGGGCAGGGACCAAAGAAAAGGAGTGAACAATGTTTCAGAGTATTTTTCAAGATTGCAAGGTTAGCCTGTTGGCATTGAAAGCTGCAGATAATGAGGTCCTTACCGGAACCACGCTCGATATGCAGGGCTATGATTCTGTTGCCTTCATCGGTTTTGCGCTGAAAGGTGAGGCTCTCGATTTCTCCATTAAAGCACAGCAGGGTGCGGCATCAGATATGTCCGATGCTGCAGATCTGGCTGCGACCGCCCTCGCTTTTTCCACGGCGATCGGTACGGATGGGTTGACAACCCTCGAAATTCACCAGCCAGCTGAGCGCTACGTGCGGCCGCTTGTGACCGTTCCGAACGCGACCGCTGCCACTCCGACCGGTGTGATCGCGATCCAGTTCAACGCCAAGAACAAACCAGTCAGCAATGACGGTGAGTTGCATGTAAGCCCCGCTGAAGGAACGGCTTAGGAGGTGATCAATGAAAATCCTCCTGATTCGGTCTGTGGGGATCCGTGGCGAAGGTCATAACGAAGGTGAAGAACTCGATTTACCACGCGATGAGGCAATGACCTTGGTCAACCTCGGCAAGGCGGTTTGTAATGACGCTGAAGCTGAAGAAGAACTTTCACCGGAAGAAGAAAAAATCGCCAAACGCGAAGCCGAGAAAAAAGCCAAGGCAGAGGCAAAACTGCAAGCCAAGGCTAAGGCAGAGGCGGAAGCGGAAGCTAAGGCTAAAACTAAGGCTAAAGCTGAAACTGAAATTGAGGCAGAAGCTGAAGGCGAGGCAGAACCTGAAGCAGAAGCAAAACCAGAAGTTACTGATTAAAAAGAGGTAAGCAAAATGGCCAACATATTGACTGCAAGCGAAGCATCAACGGTTTTACGGTGTGAAGTTACCGATGCCGATATGTTGGCCTTGCTGCCTTTAATCGATGCGTACATCAAGAATGCAACAGGGCACTCCTGGGAGCTGGATACTGCTATCCGGGCAGAGGCTAAAAGTGCTGCAAGGATGCTGCTAGTGCTCTGGCACGAAAATCCAGGAATGGTTAATTCAGGAATCGGATTGGGATTTGGTCTCAGTGCTGCCCTTGTGCAGCTCGAGGCGATCGCCCTCCGATACCGGGAATTTGCCGGCATTGATGGCGCGGGATCGATCTATCTTCCAGGGGTCGAAGCTGGGGATACGGTTGCAACTCTCACCGGGCTAATTGGCGTGAGTGGTGATCAATCTGCAGCGTTTGAAACGATCATCTCGGTGGATGATCAGATCCAACAGATATCCACGAGCGACCTGTCTGAGAAATACTATCGAGCTTACCTAATCCCTCCGGAGTCTCTATGAGAATCGGGAACACGATAACCAATCCAGGTGATCTGCGGACGAAAATCACTCTGCAGACCCCCGCCATCACAAAGGCGACCGGTGGAGCACAGGTTGTTACCTGGTCAACCCTGGCGACTGTATGGGCCAAATGGACCAATGTTCATGGATCAGAGGTCTGGCAGAGCCAGGCAGTACAAGCAGTAGGACCGGCAACGGTACTGATTCGCTATCGGGCAGATGTAAACACAGCCTGTTCAATCCTGAAGGGCACAGAACGGTATGAAATCGTTTCGGTTGACAACATCCAGGAACGGAATGAATACCTGGAACTAAAAGTTAAAAGTGCGACAGGGAGCCTATAGCATGGTCTGCAGGGTATCACACAGCATGAAAGGCATCGAAGATCTCGCGGAAAACCTTGTCACATTGGGGATAGATGTGGATAAATCGGCTGCCAAGGCTGTTGTAGCAGGCGGGGATGAAATCCTGGATGGAATGTTGATCAATGTTCCTGTTGGTGATGCTGCTCACGATCCACACCCAGGCCAGTTGAAGCGAACCCTGGCGCGATCTGATCCAAAGCTGGATGGCAACTACACATTTGTTGAGATCGGGATGCCTAGAAGGACTTCTGCGTACATTGCTCGATATGGTAATGCCCAGGAGTATGGGTATCATCGCGGTGGAAAGCAATACCCTCCGCAATCTTACATCCGTAAGGGATTTGATGAGAAAAAGAACGCAGCTCGCAAGGCACTGAGAGATTCACTTACGAAGGACGGCATGCTGTGACAACTGTCTTTGAACAGGTAGAAGATGCGCTGGATAGCCTAAATGTTCCCTATGGCATGGATACTTATCTCTGCAATGGTGAGCTGCCTGATCAATACATGGCTTATTCACTGATCGATGGGGTGCCAAGCCAACATGCCGATGACGCTGAGACCCAACGAACTTACCGGGTGCAAGTATCTCTTTACGATCGAAACGGGCTGGCGAACCTGCCCGCCGTTGACGCGGCCATGCTGGCTGCGGGCTTCGAAAAAGGTCCTGAACGGCAATTGCCGCGCAATAACGAGTCTGGTCATTATGGCCTGGCTAAAGATTATTTCAAACTGAGTTAGGAGGTTTCACAATGACTATAGCAGTTGGAGAAAAGAAATCTGTAGTAGGTCTGAAAGACCTCTACATTGCCCTGGTGACCCAGGATGATGCCAGTGCTTATGCCGCAGACGCTCCGCAGGCTTTTGCCCCGGCAGTATCCGCCAGTCACAGGCCAGTGACCAACACCAAAAACCAATATGCGGATGACGCTCCCTTTGATACGTTGATCAACGAAGGTGAGACGGTAATCGATATTGAAGTGACTGCCATCCCACTTTCCCTGCTGGCGCTGGTGTTGGGAAAAGAGTTTGACGCTGCCACCGGGCGCATGTTTGATAACGGGGGCATTCCCCCGGATGTGGCTCTATCCTTCCGTTCGAAGAAATCAAACGGATCCTTTAAATATTTCCAATATTTGAAGGGAAAATTCTCTGCCCCCTCAGAAGAACAAGCCACAGCAACGGATACTCCTGACCCGAAGACGGCCAGGATCAGCTTCACCGCAATCAAGACCACCTACGAATTTGACCTGGGGGACATTAACGAAGGTGTAAAACGGGTGGTAGGTGACGAGGATGCCACCGGTTTTTCCGGGACAACGTGGTTCGATGCGGTTCAGGTACCAGTAGCTGGAGCGCCCAGCGCCTTGGACTGCACTCCGTCCCCTGCCGATGACGCAACCAATCAACTTATTGGAGTGGCAATCACCCTGACCTTCAATAACGCATTGGCTGGAGCAGTTGAAAGGGGTGTTTCCCTGGTGCGCGCGGATACGATGGCCCCCATTACACTCACCCGCACGCTGAGCGCGGACCGGAAAGTGCTGACCCTTGGTCATGCCAACCTGACCGCAGGAACAACTTACCTTCTTGTCCTAGCAGGTGTGGTGGATGTGTACGGTCAGACCCTGGCGGACACAGTTTACAACTTTGCCACTGCTGCGTAGCCGCGGTCATTGAACTCTAACCCCTCTCTCCTACAAGAGAGAGGGGATTTCGAAAAGGATACAACATGCTGCTTGAACCTATCACTTTAACCCTATACGACCCAAAAACGCAGGAACCCATCAAGGAATACAGGCAAAAGGTGATCACCTTTGAAATTTTGATGGCGGCAATCCAACTGCAGGAAGTGTTTGTTGACCAGCCGATGATTAAACGGCGCTGGTGGTGGCAAAGGCCGATCATTGATGAAAAAAAGCAGATCAATGCACTGCTGGAGCTGGTTACAGAATTCTTTGGTCACAAATTTACCGTGGAAGAACTGCGGGTTGGCGCGGATGTGGCGGAAGTGATGACTATCATCAGAAGCATCACCAGTAGAGCGGGGCGGATCGTTACTGAAAACCCTACAAAACCGCCGGCGACGCGCAAATAGAACCTGTTGACGACGGCGGGAATTGGCTGCTGGATCTGCAATGCATGTTAATGGAAACTTTTCATTGGGATCCTGGAACGCTGGCAAAAGCTGATATTGACCTGGTACTGCCGGTAGTGAGTTACTTCCCATACTGGAAGTTGAAGCAGGCGGAGCGTAAGCAGGAAGATCAAGCGTATGCGGACCAGGTGGATTGGTTGTAGCGGCGTTTCAATAAAATTGGAGCATTATGGGCGCGGAAACTGACAGGCTAAACTCTAAGCTCGGCATCGATACCACTGATTTCAAGACCGGGTTGGCATCTGCTAACCGCGAGTTAAGGGTATTGGAATCGGGTTTTCGCGCGTCTGTATCCACCCTGGAGGACTGGGGTAATTCTGTTACTGGATTGGAATTACGTCAGAAAAACCTGAACAGTCAGATCGATATCCAAAGAGCCAAGGTGGAGGCATTAAGGGAAGAACACCAACGATTGGCGGATGCCCACGGGGAGACGAGCATCTCAGCGAAAACCGCTGAAGTGAATCTGAACAAAGAGACCGAGCGGTTGGGGAAGATGCAGATTGAGCTCGATGGTACCGTTATAGGTCTAAAAAACCTGAATAATGGGAATGACGCGGCGGGAAGATCCACAAAAGAATTGATGGAAAAACAACAAAGCCTGGGGCAGCAGTTCAAAAAATCCTGGACTGAGATCAATTCTGCGATCATGGTTGGAAAAGAAGCGTACCGGGCGATCAAACAGGTTGTAAATGAGACGGTTGGAACTTTCGTTAGCTATGCGGGGGAAGTACGAGAAATCTCTCAAGTGACCGGGCAGCAGGCTGAGGATGTATCCAGACTCCTACAGCTTACGGATGACTATAAGATTAAAAGTGAATCCCTAACTACTGTGATGAAAAAAATGGCAACCGAAGGATTTGCCTTTACTACAGACGCACTGGCCGATCTATCTGATGAGTACTTGAAACTGGAATCCGGAGTCGAACGGCAACTCTTCCTGAATGAAAAATTCGGCAAAAAAGGCGTGGACTTCGCAGAGATCATGCTGCAGGGCGGGGATGCAATTCGATCACAGTCCTCAGCAATCTCAGGGCACCTGGTACTGACACAGGCTGCGCTCGATAAAGCCCGCGAATATGAATTGGCGAATGATGCACTAACCGATTCCTGGGAAGCTTATAAAGTTTCCATCGGAGAGGATATCACACCGATATTGACCGGTGCGTTAAACATTCAGAATACTCGGAACCGGGCAGAGGAATTAGGGATTAACCTGATAAATTATCGGCAACTATCCTACAAAACCACGGCGGTATTACTTAAAGAAATTGCAGAGGCGGAAAAAGAACGGGCGGATGCCGAAGAAAAAGCCAGGATTGCCAAGGAGGCTGAAGCTGCCGCGTTTGCAGAGGCTAACCAGGAAATTGATGGCGGGATCCGATACTTGAAAGATTACAGCGACGTCTCAGCAGAAGCTACGACGCAGGCGACAATGTTCGGCTTTGCAGTTGAGGATGGGGCGGACGCCCTGCAGCAGGCGAATGAAGAGTTTAGCTTCATCATCAGTTTTGCCAGGCAGTATGAAACCAATCTGAAGAATATAACCTCAGCTGAAGAGGATCTAAAAACCGCTGAGGAAGAACTCTTTGCCATGTCTCAGCCCGGGTGGGATGGAACCGCGGATCAGGTACAGGCTGCTCAAGATAAAGTAGATGGATTAAAAACCAGGTTGGAGGAAGCGCGGCAAGCCTCTCTGGATGCAACAAACGAAATGATTGCGGGTTTTCTGCAGGCGCAATTATCGGCCGATGGATCATTTACCGAGGAAGATATCCAGAAGGTGCTGAAATATCGATTAGCGGTGGGATTGCTCACTCAGGAAGCCTACGAAGCGGCTCTTGAGGCTCTGAAAATTGCCAAAAACCTGGCTAGTATTCCAGATGAAGTAAACACCAATATAAACGTAAACACAAATTACACATCTTCCGGGGTTAAACCCGGTGTCTATTCACCAAACAGCATGAATGCGGTACCTCAAGCTGAAGGCGGAGACTGGCTCGTAACAAAACCGACATTGTTCCTGGCCGGTGAGGCTGGAATAGAACGGGCAACATTCACTCCCATAAACTCCGGGATGAAATCTGCAGTAGACCAATTTGAAGATGCTGTTCGCGGAATTATTGGTGGACTAACCCCGGCAAATGCGGGCGCGGGATCCGCTTTCGGTGGTCAGGATAGGGCTCCTATTAGTATCACCATAGAAGCCACGGTTGCCAACGACATGGATATTTACGAGATGAGCCGAAAAGTGGCAGATGAAATCCGGAGGAATCGATGATCGGTTTATCTCTTGAAATCCGGTCTGGCGGGACTGTGGTCAGTACGGTTGACTTCAATACTGGTGGGTATAAACTCCTGGATGGATTCTACCCAAAAACGGGAAAACCAGATAAGAAGGTTACTGAGTCATTTGATGTTCTGATCAGGGGGACAAGCGACAGTAACATTGAAACCCTGGTGCGAGCGGTTGAATTTGCGCTTGATTTTGCCAAAAGGCACCTAAAAGGACCGGATGGTGTTTGGATGCTGCTCACTCCTAAATACGGCGCTCTCATCGCCTGGCAATCCCGGGTGTATGGTGGCGAGCTGCAGCATGATCCTGATCTTAGTAAATATTGGAAAAATTCCAAGGTTTTAACGCGAGTCTTTGTTGAGCGGGCTCCCTATTGGGAGAGTGAAGAGCCGGTGGTGCTTGAACTGACCAACCGCGGGGGAGCGGATCAAAGCAGCGCGAATATTGTGAATCACCAGGATGCAGATGCCACAGATGACCTCTATATGGAGATCGCTGCTGACCAGGTGACGGGTGTGCTGCCCACGCCGGCAATTATTGAGTATACGAACACGGTCAATGACGCAGTGCTGGTGGATCACCTGGCTATTGGTCATTTCGCGGCAAGCGGAGCTAATGAACCCCCTGCTGCAAGCAGCCTGATCCTGGAGGGGAGTGGAACGGTGGATGCCAATTGCTCAGGCGGGGAATATGATGATCCCTCCTGGGTGGATGATGCCGAAAACCAGCTGTTGAGCTGGACCCTTGCCAGCGGGGCATTCAGGCAGCGAAATTATAAAATGATCACCAGGTTGAGAGATGTTACTGCCTACACCGATTTGTGGCTGAAGGTGAAACTACTGGCCGGATCAACAGTATTGACGGAAACGCGGTGGTACCTGGTGACGGCCGGTAAAGAATTAGCAGTGATTGGAACCCTGCAGATCCCACCGTTCAGGTTTGGAACACACATAGACCTTGGAAACCTGACCGTCGCGCTGTATGAAAAACGGGCAGCTGGAGCGGGCAGCATAAACCTTGATTACCTGGCGGCTATTCCACAGGATAGCTGGCGAAAATATGATGCGATCGTTGGTCTGGCATACAACGAAACCTTGTTGGATAACCCGGTGGAAGCCACCCTGGTGAGCAAATACGGTGCCAGCAGCTATAAGATCACCCACAAGATTGAAGAGGGAGACCCGATCATGCTGCAGCCGGGCGTAAAGAATGTTTTGTATTTCCTGCATGATACGACCACGGGAACGGCTCAGATCGCAAGGACAGCAAATGTGGTGGTGAAATGCCATCCGCGGAGGTTTACGGTATGAAATTGACACTTTTCAACCGGAATTTCTCCGATATGATCGTGCAGCCGGAGCTGGAGTTTACTATTGACCGGTACTCCTGGAGCGTTAAGGGTGGACCTTTGACAGCCACGATCCAGGCAAAGGGAAGCCGGGAAGAGCTGTTCAAGCTGGTGAATCACCTGCGCGCACCTGTGGAGATCATCAACGAGCTGGGAGAAGCGGTATGGTGGGGATATCTCTCGGAGTTGACGATCCATTTAAGCGGGATCAATTACGGGGTGGACCTGGAAACAATGTTCAATAATGTGGCTGTGGCGTATACCGACCAGGACATCCGCTTCACCACTCAGTGGTCCGGGGATGCAGATTCAATCGCGGATTATGGCCAAAAAGAAATCCTGCTTTCGAAATCTGATGTTACCGAGGCTGATGCGCTGCAGTGTAGGGATACCAACCTGGCAAATACCAAATTCCCGATCCCAACCGTGAAATTTTCCAGCGGGGATGTTGAGACTGCGACACTCACATGCAAGGGATGGTACAAAACCCTGGAATGGAGATACTACTCCAATGCTGTGGGCAAGGAGAGTTACGAAGTCATTGGGGAAGGCGGACGTGAAATTGGTGAGGATGACCGCCCAGCGCTGGCGCAGAGCTTCCAGATCGAGGCGGTAACAGCCTGGGCAGCATCCTCCATCTGGTTGAGACCGTGGAAGCAGGGAACCGGGGGAGGTTTACCTGTGGATAACCTTTTGGTTTACATCAAAACTGACAACGGAGGGATCCCTGGTACCACTTTAGCGAGTGCGTTGATGAGCGGGGGAGATATTGGAACCTCGGCTGAATGGCTGGAATTTGTACTGGATACAGAGGTAACGCTGCAGCCCGGTACGACTTATTGGATTCACATTACCAGGTCCGGCAGCGTGGATGAAACCGCATATTTTATGGTTGAAACGAATGTGAATGCCGGATATCCGCGCGGGCATTTATATCTATGGAACACGGCGACTAATTCCTGGGGCGTAGATATTTGGGGCGGCACCTGGGGAGACCTGCTATTCATGCTGGTCGGCACCATTGAAACCACCGAGCAAATCGCAAGTTTAGTCACCGCCATTGGTGAGTTTTTCTCAGGAATTATCCTGGAGGACGCGAGCGGACTTGAATCCAACCCATTCAGGGATGGAGATACTGTTGCTCAATATGAGCTGGAGAAATTACTAACCACGGGCACGATCAATGACCGACGCCTGTTGTGTGAGGTGACACGCAGCCGATACCTCCGAGTTTATGAAGAACCGGCAGCACCTGCACAGCCGAGCGCCAGTTACGCACTGAACGCAGACGGTTTATTGATGATGGAAAACCTGACATTGATGGATCAAAGCCTTTGCCCGGTGGGGATCT